TTCACGTCTCCAAAGTAGCGATCAAAGTCGGCGCCTATTGCTTGCGGCCCATACCATCCACCATCGACCGGCTCGATGTAGAGATCAAGATCCAGATCCGCCATAGCGGCGTACTGCTCCATGACCTCTCGACCATCGACCCGATAGCCGATCGTCTCCATCTGCGCGTTGTCTCCGCTGACGCGCACCATGTCGTAGACGAAGACAATCCCACCAGGCTTGACCAGGCGGGCCATCTCCCTAAACGCTTTGAACCGATCGACGTGTCCGATCGCGAAGCAGCAGATCGCCGCATCGAAAGCCTGGTCTGGCTCGGGCACGTTCGTCATGTCGCAGCAATAGCGAGCCATGTCAGACGGCGACAGCTCCAGCTGCAGGGGGCTGATGTTGACTAGGCAGAACTCAATATCGGGCCGGAACAGGTTCCAGATACGCGCGACCTCACCGACACCGCTTCCCATGTCGACCACGCGCGCGTCGTTTGGCAGGTCAGCCCACAGGGTTAAACGCCGAACATGCGCCAAGTCGCTGTCAGCGAAGCGATGGGCCTGCAAGACCGTGTGGCCGCTTTGCACGGCCTGCACGGTCGCCAGTTCCACCGCTTCTAGGTCAAACGTCATGCAATCCCCATTGGTGGCATTTGCATCGGAGCGGGTTGTGCCGGTGCCGCAGCTGTTTGCGCTGCAGCCGCACTGAACATGGCACGGATTTCTTCACGCTGGCGATCGACCTCGCCCTTAATCATCGCCATGTCGACCTGCGTGCCGTACTTGGCCTCAAGCTCGACGGCGCGGATCATGCTGTCAACGAAGAGCTTGTCTCGCTCAAAGTCAGCCTGGGCCATTGCCTTGTTGCGCTCAAGTTCCTGCTTGGCGGCATTGATCAGGATGTCTGCCTTGGTCTTCTCGGCCTCGACCTCAGCCAGCATCTCAGCCGGATCCTTCTTCTTGTTGCCGGCCATCTGCTGCATATAGGCCTGCACTTCTTGCGGGTTGATCTCTTTCCAGAACTTCGTCGGATCTTGGAAGCCGGCGAGCTGCGTGACTTCTGCCAAAGCATCACGCATCTGGTTGAGATCAACCAGCGGGTTGAACGGCCCGTAGGCCTGGATGATTTCCTTCTGCTGACCAATGATCTGCAGCAGAAAGGCCATGCGCTGGTCGTCTGAGCCGCGGCCCAGGGCAATGTTGACCGTCATGTCCATGCCGTCGTCCCAGCCGCGCGGGTCGATCGGCACAAACTTATTCCGCAAGCGGATGATCTTCGGCTTGTCCTGGTGCTGCACGACGAGCTTGAGAATGCCTTGGAAGCACCGCTTGAGACCGTCAGCGAACAGGCGCGCAATCATCTCGATGCGCTCCTGGGACGACGACAACTGCGCCTGGACAGCCGCGCGGGTGGTCGACTGCAGCACGTCTGCGTCGAGGCCCTGGGAAGCCCTAGAGATGCCAGTGCGCTGCGTCTTGATCTCGTCCATGTAGGCCAGGACGCCGAGAGCGGCCTGCCCCACAAACGGCTCGACCAGGGGCGCAATGGCCCCAGGCTGACGCACTCTGACCAGGGCGCCCGTTTCCGTATTCATTGCGTCATCGAGATTGACCTGGCCCTCGACCACAGCCATGCGCGGATGGATCGACTGCGCGAGGCTGTCGAGCGTCGCGCGCATGATCGTCGACTTGATCAGCTGCAGATCCATCGTCTGGTCCGCGATCGACTGACCGAAAATTGTGTGCGGCGTCGGATCCGGAGACAAGATCGCAAACGGCGCATGCTGGACGACTTCGTCGTGCAGGATGTAGGCGCCATTGCCCACGCTGCAGACCTTGTGCAGCTCGGCAATGCCGTCGCCGTCTTTGTCGACCCGCACATAGCTTTCAACGTAGAACACGCGATCGGTGGTCTCGTCGGTGGCATTTGTAATTCCAAAGAACGACTGATCTGCCGGATTGCGGACCAGCACCTCGAGGTTCTCTTCAAAGCCGCCCGTGCCTGCGTTTTCCTCAATGATGTCGCGGTCGTAGCCCATCGCCACCAGCTCAGAGACCGTCGCCAGCTTGCGGCGCCCGACATAGATCGCGTCGTCGAGGTTCGTCGCTTCGCTGTCGATCAAAAACTGTTCGGGCGGGATGCACTCAACGATGTAGCGCGGAGTGCGCTTCGTCTTACGGATCCGCATCGAATAAAACGGAACGCCGACCTGGCTGTCGAACTCCTCAATCATCTCGTCAACTTCGACGCCAGGTTCGTTCTGGATCATCATCATTTCGTCGACTGTAAGGCCCGAGTAGCTGTAATACTCGACGCTCTCATCGTCGACTTTGTACCAGGTAATGACGCCGGTCTTCAGGATCAGAGCGTCTTTCATAGCGTCGTGCAGGATCCGGAAGCCGGGGTTCTCCTGCATGAAAATGTAGTTGATCAGGTCTGTTGCCTGCTCTGCGGCCTCGATGTCTTCCGGCATCTTCGGCACAAACTCGACGACCTTCTCCGGTCCAGTAAAGATCCGGAGCAGCGACGGCAGCATCGCCAGGATCGTGTCGCGGACTTCCGTCAGGACAACCTGCGATCGACCGTCTTCCTCGTTGCCGAACTTGTCGCCCAGGTAGTAGGCCATCGCAGCTTCGCGCTCTGGCGCCAAATAGCTGTCGATGTAGCTCTGTGCGTTCTCGATCGCCTGACGCAGTACAAACGCGAACTCGTCGTCGTCCATCCCCCCCTGATCAGGAACCAGGAGACCGGTGTCGCCGTTCAGCACGCGCGGCTTCGGGATCGGCGTGTAGCTCGGGTCGTACTTGCCAGGGAGCATGTCTGCCATTGTTTCAATCCTTCTTCCGAACGCGCCACCACTGCCAGCCATTCTCTGAGCCGACTTCGCGCCCTGGGAAAATTGCGTCTACCGCTTTCTTTACACCATCCATCGGGTAATCGTCACCGCCCATGACGCCGCTGGCCTTCAACTTCGGCCACCACGCCTCGATGTCTGCCATCACGTCTTCGTATTCGTGTCCGGCGTCGACCCACACAAAGTCAATCGACGCATCCTCGAACTTATGAGCTGCAGGCGCCGACGCCATGCGGTGAACGTGAAGATCGAGACCTTTGATGCGCCCCATGTTGGCAATGAAGATGTCATAAACGCGCTCAAGATCGGGGTCAGTCTTGTGAGCAGGCTCATTTGATCCTCCCCAATGGTCGACGCAGTGCATCGTTATAGCTTTCTTGCTATTAACGATCTCGACGCCAAGAAACGCCGCAGACTTGCCCTTCCAGCACCCTAATTCGACAAAGATCGCGCCATCTTTGGCAGACCGCACCGCGTCGCGGTACGGCTTGCTGAAGTTGAACCAGCCGTCGATCGTGTCGTAGAAGTGCTTCACTTCTTCTTGCTCTTGCCCGCTTCCGACAGAGCAATCGCAAGCGCCTGCTTCTGAGACTTCACAACCGGACCCTTTTTCGATCCGCTGTGCAGTTTTCCTGATCCGAACTCAGTCATCACCTTGCTGATCTTTTTCTCGGCTTTTGTCTTTTTCATTCGACAGTCTCCATCGCTTGGATCTTCTCGGCTGCGTCTTGAACGTCTTGCGGCGCGTCTGTTCTGCACTCGTTTGCGTGGTCGTGCATGAACTCCATCGTGCCGATATGTTTTACTTCTTTTGACAGGTCGTGGTCGATGTAGACCTTGAACCCGTTCGCCTGGGCCAGCTTGCAGAAGTAGATGTCCTCGCCAACCCACACGTTGCCGGACGGCAACCAGGCCAGGTTGAACCAGGGAAGCGGACACTTCCGGAACACGTCCATCTTGATCAGCATGCAGCCCATGCCGACTGCGTCGACTTCCTCGAGGCCTTTGCTGTTTTCATCCGTAAAGATGCACTCGAGGTTTGCAAAGTCACGGAACGCGACCGTCTTCACCGGGATCCGGCGCGTCGGATAATTTGCCGCGACGATGTCCTTGTCGTGCCGTTGCAGGCGCCAGAACGTATCAGCCGGAAAGCGCATGTCGGCGTCTAGAAACAGCACATAGTCGTAATCAGCCGCAAACGCCTTGCGGACCAGGTTCTGCCGCTGATCTGCGATCAGTGTTCCACTTAGAATGTTTACGTTGAACACGCCGCCTTGCGGAAGACCGGCGTAGATGTTGGCAGTCAACATCGCCAGGTCTTTCGCAAAGCCAGAACACACCGTCTCGCGCGCGGGTATGCAGACGGCGACCTTCACTTTTTAGTCCTCTTCGCCGGCGTCTTCTGTTTCGTACTCTCCGCCTTCGGCTTCGCTTTCCGCACCGTCTTCGTCGGTGATGGGGCCTCCGACGATCCAGGCGTCGCAGGTGCGCTCTCCGGCGCATTTGAAGTCGAAGATCTCACAAAACCCGAGATCGCCTGCTTCAACCGTGTCCATAGGGTCATCTGCTCGTCCTTCTCCTCCAAGACCCGCTTCGATGCAGGCCATCATTGCTGATGTCTGATTAAACGCCGCGCAGTTGCCGCAGCGTTGCTTCTTCGCTTCCTCGACGGAAACGTCCCACTTATTGGCAATCTGCTGCCAGAACCGATCGTTCGGCTCGCGCGGGTTCATCGGCCCATAGTTGGCCTTGTCGATCGCGCGCCCGCGGTTCTGCAGGTTGATCGTGATGTCTTTCGTGGCAACGGGGCATTGACCGCCCTGCATCTCTTCTTCCATGTCACTTGCCCTTCTTCTTAGCGGCACGCATGTTGTCGACTAGGTTTGGATACGGACGGCCAGCTTTCGCAGCTGCAGCCTTGGCAGAAGCCTTCTGCGACGGAGACAGTTTCTTGTCTGTCTTCGTCGGATCTTTCGTGTTCCAGACCTTTTTCATTTCTTTTTTCCTTCGTTGCGCTTGCTGATCGCCGCCGCCTTCTTCTTGGCGTCCGCTTTGCTTGATGCGCCCCACGCCTTTAGCGACAGCAGCAACCGCGTCGGCTCGCCGTCCTTGTATTCCGGTCCAGGCATGTTGCCCATGCGAGCCAGGAACGACGCGCGGCGAGGGTTGTCGCCTGATTTCACAGGCGCCTTCAAATCGGAGCCAGGATTAGCGGCCTCATACGATCGACGACCGGCTTCATTAAGCCCGCCCTTCTCGTTCTTGCCTGCTTTGCGCGTCCACGCGGGTGTCTTAGCCATTGCCGCTGTCCTCTATCACACAACGCCGCGAATATGACGCTTGAGCGCCTGACCTGGAACCCACTTAGGCGCGCGGCCTCCGACCATTGCCGCATTCGACGCGAAACTCAAGCACAACGCATCGGCCAAGTCAGGCGATCGCATCCCACGCTTCCGCATGCTGTCCTTGCTCTCGACCTGGACCTTTCCAGACGACGTGAATGTGTAACGCGGCGCCACCAGCTCATGCCGCAGCTGCTCATCTGCCGGCAATTTCACCGATTTAGTAGCAAGCCACTCTTTTACGCTCAACCATAGCTCGTCGCGCAGCTTGTTTGCGTTCGGGTTCATGGCAGAACTCTCGGCCACGTTCACATCACGCACATTTAGACCCAATTCGCGCAACCGATCGGCCACGCCAGACCCGAGACCGATCGTGTCGACGCAGATCTCGTCCGGCTTGTCCATTTTTGTCTCGTTCACGATCGCGCCGACAACTTGCATCGTGTCGAGACCGCCCCAGCTCTTTACTTCCAGCACAACATTGCCCTTGCGCTTCACAAGTGCGGTGCGATCGCTACCAAAACGCGCCACGTCGAGACCAAAAACAAGAGGCTCAGAACCAGAAGCGGCAACATCACGCGCAATCGCTCCATCGACCAGCTCCGCGGGGATCAGCGTGTCGTCATCCGCAAGCGCGAACTCCCCAAGAACGCGGATCCGGAACGCATTGCTCTCTTCGCCGTAGGTCGCCTTGATCTGCGCGACGAAGTCAGCCGAAACCAGTGGAATGTTCAGACAGGAAACGTGCATCCGATACCAATCGGATGCAAGATCGTGATGTGTTTTGTAGAACAAGCCCGAATTGCGTGTCGGGTTGCTAATCAGGATCGTCGATGCCGAGTGACCAGACATCGAACCCGCCGCCGCCTCGAAAACCTGCTCCGGAACGGCTGATGCTTCGTCCACCACCAGCAAAACGTGTTCGGAATGGACGCCCGCCAAAGCCTCGGGCCGCTCCGTCGACGAAGTCCTAGCCGAGATAAACGAACTCTCAGGCGCACCCTTCAGCACAACGCGATCGGAAAACACGTCAAAGCTCTCGCGCAGCACCGGCGGCAGCTTGTTGATCCACGTCTTCAGCTCAGAATAGAGTGCATCAAACAGCTGCGCGCTTGTCGGCGCCGTCACAACCGACTTCTGCGGATACCTGGTCGTCATGTGCCAGATCAGCGCCCAGGAACACGCTGTCGACTTGCCAACACCGTGGCCGGCGCGCACCGAGATGCGGCGCTCTTTGCGCGCAATCGCCGCCAAAAAGTCGCGCTGCCAGGGCAATGGCTTCGCCTCGAGAACATTCTCGACAAATCCGATCGGATCGTTCTCGTAACGCTCGATGAACGCGACGAAGTCGTTACCGTTTGGCTTTTCCGCCGTCGATGACATGAACCTCCCCCTTCGGCGGGTTGAGCATGTAGGTAATCCCGGCCATTGCCTGCAGCAAGTAGATCCGCGCGTCGTCGTCACGCGTCACATCGACCTGCTGCGCTAGTTCACACAACGCGCCAGCCAGCTGCGCCAGCTCGCTTTCCTGCCCTACTACGACCACTTCATCTTCCTCGTCCATTGCCAGCTCCTCAGTCTCGATACATTTCCCTGAGACTATCCATGCCAATGAACCGGTGGCCGACGATGTGACCGCCACGCAGCTCGAGATCGAACACGCCATACGTCCAACCCGTCGTTGCCGTGCCTGCGTATGGCGCCACATAGCCCTGCGGCATTGCGCTCCCCAGGTTCAGCACCTCGATGTGCTGCGACGGACCAATCTTCGGGATCTGCTTGAACACCGCGCGATGCGTGTGGCCCCAGACGATCGAGAACAACGCGTCGTTGCCAATCTGCTGCTCTGAGTTCTTGCCACCATACGCGCGGCCCATAATCGTTTTCGGTGCATGCACAAATCCAACGCCAGCAATAAACAGGAACTCGCCATACGGCTTGGACTTCCAACCGAACCTGGCGAACACGTCCTGCAGCGCCTCGACGAACATGCCGTCAGCCTCGGGATGCAGATCCTGAAACCGGTAGACGCGGTCCTCATGGTTCCCTTCGACGACATGTAGGGCAATGTTGCTGCCCTTAATTTCCTTGTGGATAAGTGTCAGAGCCTCTTCCAAACTGTCGAGATCTCGGCGGTAGGACGGTTTCAGAGCGGCCGACAACGACCCGATCGGCTCATGGCTCGAGCAGCTGTGAAAGTCACCAAAGTCACCGATCTGCACAACCTTGTCAGGCCTGGTCTTCGCAATGTGCCGGCCGAACCACTTAAACCGGTCCTTGTCCTGCGTCGGGCTGTCATGCACGTCGCCGATCGCGCAGACCCTGATCGTCTCGCCATCCGGCTGAGATCCAGCCCGCACAGCAACGCGCGGCTTTGCGGCAGGCGCAAACTCAATCTCCTGCGCCTGGCGCTCTTTCGTTGCGTCTAAAAACTGTTCGTACAGCTCAGGGAATGTGCGCTTGATCGGGCCGTCGCCCCGCAGCCTGGTGTAGATCGTCGCCGTGCTGATGCCGAGCTTTTGCGCCAGCATCATGATTGCCGGCCCCTTGCCGTGCCCCGCCTTCAGCGCCGCCAATAGACCGAACACCGTCTCCTCGGCGGCTGCTTTCGTAATCGGCGGCTGCGGCATCCGGATCGTCCGTCTCTTCCCCCGGCGGGCTTCCTGAGCGGCACCATTGCATTAGGACGGACCAAAGTCCATGCGTCGGCCCGAGATCCGCGGCAACCTCCCAGCCTTCCGCCTGGCGCGCGGGCACGTCGTCATGTCTGACGTAACGAAACCAGCTGATCGTCATTTTTTATTTTTCGGCGCGCGCGGCTTGCGTGTGCCGGTGGGGCGGGGGGTGGGGTCCGATCGTTTTTTGCGTGTACGGGTAGCGGTGGCCGCGCCCGTAGCCGCCCCCGGTACTAGGGCGGGGCCGGGGGGGTCAATCGGGCCTTCCGCAGCGGCAGGCGCGCCGATCGGGTCCGGCGCGGCACCCTGCCTTTCACCTGAAAAGGTAGGAAAGTCAACGATTTCAATGGCTTGTCCCTCGATGTACCCGACATCGTTACCCGATCGACGTGCAGACAGCGCGCGCAACGCGTCCAGGTGCAGCTGATGCGTGTGCGTGACGTTCGCCTCGACGATCTGCTTGTCGCCGTAAACCTTTGGCAACAAACGAGAAGCCACCCATTTCATCCCGTCGACGACGACGCGGCCGACGTCTGGCGGTAGCTCGCCTCGCTTAACCTGTTGAATTGTCTCGCTTATTTCCTCTGCGTGATTGATCGCGCGCGTTTGGATCGCGCGCGCGTAGTTATCTTTGAAGACCTCGTCTTCGCTCAACCAACGCCAGATTGCCGAGTGCGTCGGCATGTCCTCATCTTTCGAGATACTCAGAAGAGACCGACCTTCAGCGATGCGATGGCAAATCTCTTTCATCAGCTCTTCCGACCTAATCGACGGACGCCCGATCTTTGCCTGCGTTTCGCTCACTGCTTATTCCTCGCTGCTGCCACGCGCGGGAACCACATAACGTTTCCCTCGACGCGGACCTTGTACGTTCTTCCGTTGTTTAGGACCGCCAGGAACCGCGCAGGCGGCGCCTCACACTCTGCCAGGTAATCGTTGATGATCCCGGCCAGGTACTCGTCCAGCTCCTCCTGAGACCGTTCTGGCTCGTCATCAAAATGGGATGTCATCGTCCATCTCTCCAACACCACCGACCCGCTCAACCGTCGCGCCTGGGAACAGACCCTTTGTCTGTTCGATCACGCGCCGACCCTGGAAGTCGTCCCAGACCGTCAGCAGCTCGTCGATCGTCACGACGTGTTCGGGCGCCTCGTTATCGAATGCGACTTTGCTCACGTCAGCTCGATCAAGCACGACGGTATAGGTACGACCTTTGAACCGTTTCGACCAGACGGCCTCGGGATAGGTCTTGCGCCCTGCCTCTGTCGCTGCCTTGTCGAGCGCCTGCCATCCACGGATTACGACGCCGGCACGATGCACGACCTGCTCGAGATCGTTGTCGCGGATAGCGTCGTTGAGCTTCTCCCTGGCCGACGAGAACTTCGCCGACAGCTCCGGCGTGACGAGCCTTTGCAGCCTGCCTACGCCCCACTTGCGCTCCATGTCGACAGCGACCTTATCGAGCGGCTCGATGGCATCCTGCACCGGCCCTCGATCGATCAGCAGCGGCATGAATGCCCTCTCCATCACCCTTCCCACATCGCCCTCCTAAACAAGGCCCCGAATAAATCCGGACACCGGACACTTCCTAGTGTTGTGTCCGTGTCCGTCCGGATTTTTAACTTCGCAAATTAGTGTCCGAATAAATGTCCGGTAAATGTCCGAACTTCCTAAGCCTCTGTAATCCAACACCATTTCGCCCACATGCTTATATGTCCGGCTTGTCCGAGCTTCGGCACCTCGCGCTCGAACGTCCGGCGCGCGCTATCGCCCTGTAAATGGGTCATCGTGTCGAAATATGTGCGCCACACATCGACATGAACGACCTTCTGACCGGCCGGGATTTGATCCAACCCGACCACCTTTCCTTGCTCGCTGATCGCCATCTGCAGCGCCTCGAGCAGCACCTTCTGGTTGCCGCTGGCCCGCTTGCGCTTCTTCGGTTCATGGGCCTCGTTGAGCGGATGCACGACGAGCGATGTGGCGTCCGGATCGAGCTGTGAGACGTGCATCAGATCCAGACGGAACGACCAGGACAGGCCATCCATGCCGTCCTTTTGCTTCGTACTCTTGACCGTGCAGACCGGCTCTGTGGCCTCGTCATCGCTAATCCTGGTCAGCTCGAGTTCGGCGTCGACCGCCGCCAGGAGCGCGCTGGATCCACGCATGCCGCGGCTCTCGTCCTTGCCGGTGTGATGAACCACGCAAACAGTGCAATCGAGCGCATCCTGCAGCGCCGCCATGACGCTGACGAACTGCATCATCTCGGCTGACGAGTTCTCCTCACCGCCGGCATAGGCACGCGCCAGGGTATCGACGAAAACCACGGCCGGCTTTATGCCGCGCTCTGATATCACTGCAATCAGCGCCTGGAGATCGTCCAGGCTTGATCGCAGGTTCATCTGCGCCTTGACGAAGTGAACAGGCAGGTTGTCGGGCAGGTCATAACGCTGCATCAGCGCATCACGACGACGACGCAAGCCGGCGCCGCCCTCGAGCGCCAGGTAGACAACATCGCCCTGCTCGACATCGCAACCGAACGCTTCACGTCCTGCTGCAATCATTGCCGCTAAGTACATCGCAAAGAACGACTTTCCTGCGCCTGACTTGCCATATATCGCCGAAAACGATCGGGCCGGCAGCATGTCCTTGACGAGCCACTTGACCTTGACGTCCTGCAGGTCGTGCCAGGGCACCAGGTCGATGCGACGCTTGGGTTGTTCGACCTGTAACGGTTGCGGCGCCTGCTGCGGTGCATAGACCGACGGGTCGAGCAGCCTCTGGCCTGACAGAATGCCCAGCTGCTCGATCACGTTCTGCTGTTTCGGCAGCACCGATCGCGCTGCAGCTTTCCGATCGCCGTTGTGATCGAAGATGGCGACCAGGTCGAACGGATCCGAGACCTTGTTTGACAGCGGATCCGCGGCGCCGTGATGGCTATAGACGCACCAATCGCCTCTGGCGCCACGGAATACGACAACGCCTGGCGTGCCGCTCTCTGAGCCTGGTCGAATAAACCTCAGCTTCTCGCCGTCCTTGTAGACGAACTTGTAGCCCTGGCTCTCGAGCTTTGATCGGACCCACTCGGCGCCATGCGCCTTGTTGAAGGCATCTATGTCGCCGGACGTTTCTAGTGAAATATTTGACGTCGATAATTTCTGCTCGACCTGCTCGCGCTTGGCCCGTTCCTTCGCCCACGCGATAGCGTCGTCGACCGGAAACGTCTTGCCCTCCTCATAGACATCAGCCAGGAACGCGTCAGGCTGCTCGACGCGCGGCAGATACCAGGGCTGGCTCCATTTGCTGTTCTCGGTCACGTCGGCCAGCCAGACGCCACGGGAATGCAGCTGCGCCAGGATCCACTGCACGCAGGCCTGCAGCTCCTGCTGCGATCGCATGAGGGCCGGGATGACGACGCGATACTTCCAGTGCGGCTGACCGCCTCCATTGACGGGGCGATAGCTGTGCGACGTGTGGGCGATGTAGGCGATGCCCATGTCGCGCAATGCCTGACAAACCTCCGGCATCGGTGGTGCGCCTGACAGGATCTCGCCGGTCTCCGGATCGATGCGGCTGTCGCCGTCCAGGATAAGGAGTTCCGCGCTGCGAAGATTTTCGTCCGCACGCTTGGGCGCGACGAGATCACCGCCGCGGATGTAGTAGCTGCCGTCCTTGGCGCCCTGGCGTGGCGAACGCAAACGCGCGGCGAGCTGCTGGAACGTGTAGTCCTTCACTGTGAGGGCGACATCGGTGCGCCCGCCCACAGCGAATGCGAGCTTCATCGAATGCTCGCTGATGTCTTTCGGTTCTTGTTGTGTTACTGCTTCGGACATTCCGCGCTACTCTTTCTCCCCTGGTGCGGACAACTAAAGGGCAGGCCATACCCGTGAGCCTGCCCTTTTTTATTTACTGACTTTTCATACGCTTGCATTCGCGGCATACGAGCTTGCCGCTGACGCGCACATATGGATGCCCGTGTGGGCATGTGTCAGGTGTTTCGACCGCGTTGCATTCATAACCAAACTGCCTGCGTCTGTTTGCAAAAGGCGTTGTCGCTTCTAAGTGGTCCGGGTTTACGCATGCGCGCACTCGGCACTTATGGTCGACGTCGAACCCTTCAGGAATAGCCCCGTTAAAGGCTTCGTAGGAGAGGCGGTGAGCAAGTGCCACCGTCTTTCCGTTGTATCCCTGTGGATACTTGTGACTTCCGTCAGAAAGCATCCAGAGCCAGCAGCCTGTGTTCGGCTCTGGAATACTGCGGGCCAAAACGTAGGCCCGCAGCTTTGTTGCATCAGAACTCATCTTGGTCTTCCGCCGCAACAGGCTTTGGCGCCGGTGCAGGCTTAGAAGCCGGCGCAGGAGCGGGAGCAGCTGCAGCGCCGTCCATTGCCTCGGGCTTGGCGACCCAGGAAACGATCGACCACTTGGGCGCCTTGAACCGCAATTCTCCCTGCGGGCTGTTGACCTTAACGGTCTCAAGGCCAGAGACCTCGACCACAGGAACCTTGCCTGGGTTCGCCGCCTGGTCAGCCAGGAATTGATTGTGGAGAGCGTCGATGGCCCGCAGCATCGTCTTGGAGCTGTGCGAGAACTCACGCAGGCCCAGGCTCTTGCTGTAGATCCGGATCCGGAACGCCTGCTTGTGTTCGGGCGATGGCTGTGCCGGCATGCGCTCGCCATACTTGACCATGTGGAAGTCAGGAGCGCCAGACGAGAACGACAGCCAGCCGACCTCGATGTTGGCAAAGTCAAAGATCGCTTTGAACGGCAGCGCGACCTCTTCCTCGATGTTCTCCCAGATACCGTCCGAACCTTGCTCGCGCTTGCGGGCGATGAAGTCTCCGCTTTTAGCGTCGAACTTCACGATCGGCAGGATGTCACCGCTTGCGCGTCCTTCTGTGTTGAAACCAAGAGCCATAGAACCCTAGTCCTTTTCACCAAAATGCCACTGATCCCCGTGGCCGGGATTACTGTGTTGCGCCGTACCAGGCGATGAGAGCGGCATCTGCCCGCCCGTCGTCCTTCTTGCGCGCAAAGAGAGAGGCGTATGCCGGGAACAGCTCGATCGCACGCAAGCGCGCACCGTCCTTGCCGCCGCGCACCTCGACGACCTTCTGCCAGCGTTGCGGTGTGACGTAGGACGTATGCACCGCAAGAGCGGCCAGAACGCCCTCGACCATGCCAACGCCTCGACCAAACTGGAACATCGACGAGACGCCCTGCCCTGGCATTGCGCCGACCTTTTCGACGTAGGCAATGCGCGGCGTCTTGTGGCGGATTGCTGTCGCCAGCAGCTGCGGGCTGATCTCGCGCTTCGTTTTGCCGTTGCGCTCAATCTCCATGACAGGCATGTCGACGATCTCAAGCGTGCCTTCCTGGGGATCAAAAAATGCGACAGCGCCAGAGGCGCCGGGGTCGATGCCGACGATCATTGCTGTACCTCCACATGCTGTTGGATGCGCTTGCCGATCCAGTGCATGACAGGAACAGCCATTGAATTGCCGAGAGCCTTGTAGCGAGGCCCATCAGCGGCTGGTTTGTTGCGGACCGGGATCAGCGTGTAGTCGTCGGGGAAGCCCTGCAGCCGCTCGCACTCGCGTGGAGTAAGGCGACGGACAGCCATGCTTTGGCTGATGACGGTTGTCGTGCTGTTTTCGCTTGCGCCAGGAGCGCGTGCGCGTAGCGCCGTGTGTATATCTGTTTCTCTGCCAGCGTTTGTAGCAGGCGTGCCAAGAATGTCGAACGCTTGAGCCACATAACTCCGCGACGAACCACCGGATGCCGCACGAATGTTTGCCGTGTCATGCGGACCTTCTAACTGCGCCCCACCTTCACGGCCACGCAGATCGAACGCCACTGCCACACTCGCCTGCCCTCCGCTTGAGCCGCAGCCAAGCGCATGCGTAGTGCCATCTGTTGAGGTGATCGGGTCTTGCGTGGGGTGAAACGCCACAGGCACAAATGTCTCTGACGGATCGCTGCCAAATCCACCGCCGCCGTTATTTGCTTTCAATGTACTTGCGATTAGTCCTCCGTCGCAGTCGAAGTCGGTCCCAAGGCCACCGCCTGCAGAGCTTCGTGCAGGGATTGTGGGAGCCGCTTTCCCCGTGCTGCGGCTCGGCGGAGTATTCCTTGGCACGCCTTCGCGCTCAAAAAGAACCTCGGCTGGATCGAACCCGTCTCGAGCACTTGCGACAACGAACACACGACGGCGTCGTTGGGCCACTCCGAAATATTGAGCGTCGAGAACCCGCCACGCTGCTGCTCTTTTGGGTCCAATAACCAGACCAGCGTTTGTCCATCGCTTCCCTGTGTAGACGACGGGGGCATCGTTGCCGACAAGCGCCGCAAGGAAGCAGCCGAAGGCGTTGTCCTTGACACTGAGGACGCCTGGGACGTTCTCCCACACGACGATGGCGGGTTGCTCTCCGCGAGCGCGTCGAAGATCGTCAACTGCATCTGCCAGCCTCACATACTCAAGCGTTAAATTTCCACGGTCGTCCTGTAGGGACTGTCTAAGACCCGCCACGCTGAACGCTTGGCAGGGTGTTCCGCCGACCAGCACGTCGGCGTCTGCGATCCATTGCTGGTCCCGCAGAACAGTGAAGTCACCGTGCAGCGGAACGTCGGGATAGTGATGTGCCAGCACAGCGCGCGGGAACGCTTCGATCTCGCTGAAGGCCAGCGCATTCCAGCCGATCGGATGCCAAGCGACAGACGCCGCCTCAATTCCGGAGCAGACGGAAAGGAAGCGCATCACGGCTCAATCTCCACAACCATCTCCGCGCCGACCGCTTCCAAGAGCCGTAAAGCGGTCTCGAGATGCAGACCGCTGCCGTTCTTCACGAACCAATAGGCGCCATGCGACAGGCCGGCTTCGCTGCACAGCTTGCGCTGTGACATGCCAAGCCGGACCCGCTGCCGTTCAATAAACTCGACGATGTCATCGCCGCTGTCGATAGATATGCTGGTCACCAACCGACCCTCCCTGATTGTGCCGCAGACGCTAAATGCCTTGCGTGCTAGACGCAATTACGAGCGCCAAGCACGCAATGTTATCCACAGCGATTTACCAGGACGGGTCGAGAAGCGCCCAGGACGGCACCGAGATCGTCTCGATGTCCTGGCGGTAGCCTTTCCACTGAACAGGATCCGCGGCCGTTCGGAAAGCCATTGCGGCCTTCTCCATCAGCATGCGTCCGGTCTGCAGCGAAGCCTCGTCCAGGCGATAGATGCCGATCGCATAGGGCGGCTCGTTCTCGACAGCAATGAACGTGAAGTGATCGGCGTCCCAGCCCGTCACCTCGCGGTAGCCCTGCAGATAGTGCGCCGCCTGCATGTGGTACTTCAGCGACGCGATGCTGCGCGCGAATGCTTCGGGCGATGCGTCTTGCGTTGTTTTGATGTCGACGATGCCATCGCCGCGGTAATAGTCGAACCGCGCCTTGCACGGCGTGTTGTCGTAGGCTTTCCACAACATCGACACTTCGGCCTGGCCCTCAGTGAGCAGCACGCGCGCTGTCGGGTGCTTGTAAACGGCATCGGCGATTGCTGCCGCCTTGTCGTACACGTCGGCGTCCAGGACGAGCTTGCCGGCGTTCTCCCGCTCAAACAGCTCGAGCGTTTCCTTGCCGACCTTCGTCCGCTTGTCGACCTTCGGCGCCCTGGCGATCTCGATGTCTGCCTTCTCCGGCTCGAGGATCATCGTGTGGACTGCCGTGCCGAGACGCATGGATGCTGTCGGCTCCATCGGCTTTTCTTTCTGCGCCAGATAATGCGCGGGCGATCGTAGTAAATGCTTTGCACCGCTCGCAGAGAGTGCGTCGATCGCATGGTAGTCCGGCGCCGGCATCCCGGTGTACACGCCTGGTGTGATTGTCATTGTCCTCTCCTCCTAAATGATTACGCTGGTCTCATATTTAACTTAGTTTTTTTTTGATCTTTAACTTGTGAAGGCTCGACCTTCGGCGCATCCGGCGCCTGATACTCGCCGCACCAGTGCATCGACGAGGCCTTCGTCAGCTGCGGGTAGCGGTGGCAGTAGCCGACAGTCGTGCCGCGGTAGAAGCGGCAAGATGAGCATCCACTCATATCGTAATCTCCTCGATCGCAACCTCTGCGGCATAGCGCACAGCCTCCTCGTCATACTTTGCGCGGGCAGCGAAACGCAACGCCGCAAGCGCCCTTTCCTTGTCCCGCCGCAGCCTGTCGATCTCCGCGATGCTCTTGCCGAAAATTTCGTAGGCTATCTTGTGCTCGTTCTGGTCCATCTTGTTAAACAAGAACCGCATGTGTTCCACAATGTCAGTCATCTCTTCACCGCGATGTACTCGTAGTCGTTGACGGCGTGCTTCTTCTGCACCAGCAGAATGTCGCGCTGGTAGTAAAGCTCGTAGGCCATGTCGGCCAGAAACCCCAGCTCGCGCTGCTTTACTGTCGGCTCGCCGCGATGGTAGGTGTACTTTGAGCCGCGCTTGGCGCCCTTAAACCAGGCGTGGAAGTTGTTGATCATTGCTGAACCTCAAGAGCAGACTGTCGAGCAGTTGCTGCCGTTGTTGCAGCACGTCACGCAGACGATCGTCTTGCCGTTTACAAAGTAGGTGACAGTCGAGCAGGCGACTGCAATCGACGGAAGCAGCAGGAACGCGGCAAGGCCGCAGGCTGTTAGATATTTACGCATCGTTCTCTCCTCAGTTGATGCTTACGTTGTCTGGCATGTCGCCAACCTTCAGGATGGCGGTCAGTAATGCTTCGGCGCATCCGCCGTGGTCGTGCATGTACATGCTGCCGACACACAGCTTGATGATCTCTTGAAACACGCCGCAAGCCGGCGTGTTCGTTGCGTCAGCGACCCGCTCCGCAAGCGTGACAACGACGTTTGCGATCTGCGCCGCGCGGATCCGCGGATCTTGGTCAAAGTCAGCTGTGATGGTTTGTTCGGCCATCTGCCAACGCTTTCAATGTGCGGTTCGCTCGTATGCCGCAATTTGTGCTTTTGTACTCGTCCTCGTTGCACAGACGAGTACAGTTGCAGGAATAGAACTGAAGCGCCCTCTCGCACATTTGAATTGCCTCGACAGCATCACGCAACGCCTGCGCGTCGACAGGATCCTGTGAGGTGCGGGCAAGGTGCTCAAACCGTTGAACCAGCGATGTCATGCTGCGGTCTCCTTCAACGTCGCAAGCTCCTGGTCACTCAGTATCGGGGCCTGCTTTGCTAGCTCTGCCAACAGCGCGTCTTCCATCCCGCGGACGATCTCCGCGCGCCTGACCTCCCCGCGACCATCAAAATGCGCGCCCGCAAACGTGCCGGCGAACGCCAGGTAGTTGACGCCATCTAGGACGTTATCGTGATAAGTCGGCGTCTCGATGTGCCGGCCCAGCTTCGTGCAGAGGTGAATGATCGAGATCTCGTATGGCGTGACGTTGCGATTGAGCATGATCGACGCCAGCGACGCGATCCGCGCAAAGTTGATTTCTGGCGTCGAGTATTTCTGCTGACGCTCGTCCATTACGTCGAGCGCCTGCTTTAGTGTGTCCCGGTAGTGCATGCTTTCTCCTCCGATTGTTCCTTTTTCACCGCCCGCAGCCCCCATAGGACTGTCGTGTGATCTCTCTGCGTCATGCGCCCGATCTGCGCGATCGACATTCCGTCTTCCCACAGCTTCAGCCACACCTGGCGACGCGGTATGTGCATGACCGCGCGTCGATCTTTTTGCCATAGACGCTCCCATGTCAGGTCGAACTCCTCTAGCACTGGCAGCACGATCGCCTGACGGCGCATCGACAAAGGACATCCCTTCATCCGCCGCCTCTGGATCTGCTCAACGCTCTCCGAAACTTCCGGAAGCGGGGCCGGCATCACATAGTCTTCGATTGGTTTCTTCGGCGTCGCTCTTTTGATCTGCGCGGCCTGGTTCAGCCGCTGGCGCACCGCCTTGTAGTGTTCTGCCCAGTTGGTCATCCGTAGTTCTCAATCACAAATTGCTTGGCACCCTCGAGGGTGTAGGTGTGGTCGAGCCGACCATGCACGGAGACCGCGCGGTAGCCCTTCTCTGCCTTGCTGTAGCGGATCGGTTCGATGTAGCCGGCCTCTTTCCCAAAGTAGAGGACCGTCCAGGTGCCGTCGTCGTTGCGTTTAATCTCAATGGCCTTCATGGCAACCAGTTCTCCGCGACGATCATCATCAGGATCGAATAGAAAAGCCCGACTAGCAGGATGTGTGGGATACGAAGTTCCATGTCTCTCTCCTCTCAAATTGTCAGGCCACAGTAACGCCTTGCGCGCTAGACGCAACGCCCATGTTTCGCATAGATGGCCCGAAATGGGGTGGGGCCTGTGGCTAGGGAGGAGAGAGGTTCACCACAGGCCCCGAGCGTGCTGGAGAGCCACGCTGGGGAGCATTGCTCAACCCGACATCAGGATGCCATAGCTGCGTCGGCCACACAAACCGCTTGCGTCTAGCGCACAAGTCAACTATTGTTCTGGGTAACGGGAGGAGAGACCCATGAACGTAACGATTTTTCAGCGCGCTCCAGGCGTTTTCCGGATCCGCATTGAGACGAACGAAAACGGCAAGCGGAAGTTCACGACAGAGACCCTCAAAGGCACGCAACTCGACGCTGACGCCCGCAAGGTTGAGATCCTCAAGCAGCACCGCTCCGGCGAACTCGTCCAAGTCACGGACGACGGTGTCGAGCTGCAC